ACGCTGATCTCTTTGATGTTGGCCACGGCCTGCCCGTCGACGTCCACGGACACGGACTGGTCTTCGGTGTCAAGCGTCACCGTGAGCTTCGCCATCGTCGTCTTCTCCCTCGATATTGATGATCGCGTAGGCGGTCACCTGCATGTCCCGGATCTCTTCGAGCGTCGGCTTCGCGGCCGACCCGGAGAGCCACTCCATCATCAGGCCCTCGGCGGCCTCGTTCGCCGGCGGCAGGTCGTCGATCATGGCCAGCACGGCCTCGCGGTCCACCTCCGACCGGGGCTCGGTCGCGAACAGGATGCGGAACTTGATGTCCTCCAGTTCGTCGGCCTGCACGTTCGTCAGGTGCCGCAGACTCTTCTTCTTACACCTCGACAGGTACTCGGCCGTGACCACCTCGGCGATGGCGGACTGGGCCCCCCTGGCCCACGACTGGACCTGCATCATCGACGCGGCGGTCCTCGGGGTCACGACGCGGGGCTTCCTCTTCTGGGCGTCCTTCGCGTTACGCGGCCGGCCGGCACCGGGCGTGCCCTTCCTGGCCTGCTGGGCCAGCTTCCGCTTCAGGGCCTGCTTCTTGACCGGGAGCATCGCCTTGTGCTCCTGGTCCCTGTGCTGGAGCCGCTGCTGGTGCACCTCGTCGTTCTGCTGGATCTTCTGCTGGTGGAGTTCGTCGCCCTGCTTCACCTGGACGTCGAGTTGCTTCTTGTCCAGTTGGTGCTGCCGGTCGCCCTGCTTCTCCTGGAGGTCGAGTTGCTGCTTCTGCACGTCGATGAGCTTGTCGCCGCCCTTGCCAGGCTCAAGCGGCGTGTCCACCTGCTGCGGCGAGACCACGCCCGTCTGGAGGGCGATCTTCTGCTTGGCCAGGTCGGGCTGGGCATCGTGGTACGGCGACGACTTGGCCGGGATCTCACGTTGCTTGCGGGCGTCGTACTCGCGGCGGATGCGGGCGTCCTCGACGGCGGGGATGGTGCCGAACTTCTCCCGCATCGTCTCCACCGACACGATGTCGCGGTCCACCAGGTGCATCCAGAGCATCTTCTCGTTGGCCTCGTCGGAGATGCTCATGTTCTCGAAGTGGACCTGGGCCGGGTAGCGGTCGCCCAGGGCCTCCTGCATGATCGCGAGTTCGTTCTCCCAGAACTTGGTGAGGCAGTCGCGGCCGTACTGGAGCCGCTCGATGAGCGTCTTCAGGCTCATCGCGTTGTTGGTCATGCCGCCCTGGCCCTCGGAGCCCCCGGTGAGCGTCTGCGGGATGCCGAGGCCGGCGTAGATGGCCTTGAGGACAGGCTCGTACTTCTTGATGCCAAGGAAGTTGTAAATATCTGTGGATGTCTCCTTGAGGTCGAGCGAGGCGTCCCAGATCAGGTCCATGCTGCCCCCGCCCACGGCCATGAGCAACTGCTCGCGGAGGCGTGCGAAGGCGGCCGGTCCCGGCTGGATCTTGTACTCGGGGAGCCCGAGCCTCCACAGCCGGATGTGCGACACGGCCCCGTCGAGGGCCGCCATGTCGGCCAACTTGTTCTTCTCGTACAACTTCAGGTCCGACAGGATGCTGTACGTCATCGGGAAGGCCCACTGCTGCCAGTCGTCCTTCTTGTAGTGGGCCACCGTGATCCGCTCCGGGTCGAGCGGGATGTTCTTCTTGCCCTGGCGGACGGGCCCGGTGACCCAGTCGGGCAGCAGCGAGATGAGTCGCCGGTCGTCGTCGGACTTGGGCGACTTGATCGTCTTGATCAACTGCTCGGGGAGCCTGAGCGAGTAGCGGGGCTCGCCCGCGAACAGGGCCAGGTCGCCGCCCACCACGTCCACGGCCGTCGGGTTCAGGAACGTGTACTGGAGCGGGATGCGGTTCTTGTAGACCCTCATGCCGCGGCGATACGGCACGTCCTCGGGCCTGTCGGGGGCCCGGCCGGCCACGCCGCGTTCCAGGTCTTCGAGGTCGCCCAGGTTGAGGTCGGCGAAGGCCCGCTTCACCACGACGTTGCCGTGGCGATACAGCAGGTTGAGGAATCGCTCGCTCCGCTCCTTGCCGCCGATCTTCCGGAACCAGGCCCGGTAGCGGGCCTGCTTGGTCTTCGACGGGTGGAACACCTCGATCCCCTGCGAGGCGAAGTCGCTCATCAGGTCGATGATGTTCCGCAGGAGGCCGATCCGCTGGTACGCCTCGTCGCAGGCGGCGATCGCCTCCTTGATCCGCTTGGGGATGGCCTCGGCGGGGCGGAAGAACTGGTAGTCGCCGAAGGTGAGTCCGTCCTTGACCGTGGACCGGGTGCCCGCGATCCGGCCGCGGACGTCGAACGAGGCCGAACTGCGGTGCACGGGCTCGATCTCGGACAGGCAGGCGGCGGAGATGGCCGGGTCGGGGCCTTCGACCCCGTAGGAGTAGAACATGGCATCGGACCGCTCGACTTCCTGCGGCGGTCCGGAGTTACGTCGGCTTGGCACGGGACGGCACCTCGCTGGTGACCGGGTAATGGGTCCGGCGATCGGACCGCATCAACCAGGTACACCGTCGTCCCGGACCACCCAGCCGTAGCCGTGCATGTCGCCCTCAACGCCGCGGACGAACCAATCAGGGCCCGAGACGTACATGCGGTTCCCGGGCTGGCCCTGAGGGGCGTAGAACTCGCCGTTGACGAAGCCGCCGTGGGCCGCGTAGTCAGGGCCCGTGAACTGGCGGTTGAGGCGGCGTGCGGCCATGTTGGCCATGAGGAGGGCCGAATAGCGGTCCTTGCGGAGCCGGCCCTTGCGGCTGCCGGGTAACTTGATCTCGGGAGTGTCCCAGCGGTCGCGGAAGGACGTCGACGTCTGCGTGTGCACGATGGTGGCGAGTTCCTCCTTGATCTCCTCGACCTCGGCCACCGCGTCTTCGAGCGTGTCGTAGATGCGGCCCGCGTTCTGGTCCTCCTCCATCGCGACAGCGAGCAGGGCCGTGTCGTACTCGGGGAACAGGAGGACGTGGTCCTCGAAGTCCTTCCGCATGCCGTGGTTGGCCTCGCTCACCCACTCGGACCTGGCGAAACTCACGAGTTCGAGGATGTGCAGGCCCTCGTAGGCGTCGGAGTCGCGTTCCTTGCCGTCGGACAGCGGGTGGTCCGAGGCGATGGGCCAGATCGGCTTGTCGCCCTTCTCCATCTTGTCGGGGTCGTGCAGGGCCTCGGCCACAGCCACGCCACCGCCCTGGGAATCCATGGCGATGTGCTCGCACGGGAAAATCCGCATCAACTCGCGGATCTTCCTGGCACAGAACCCGTAGAAGTCGTACTCCTTGCACAGGCCCGCCTTGATACGGTTCTGGTACTCGGCCCGCGTGGTGGTCCAGCAGTAGACGATCCGCCGGTGCGACGGGTGGACCTCCAGGATCACGATCGAGAAGCGGTCGTGCTCGGACGCGGGGTCGATGCCGTAGACGTAGTGGCCGTCTGGGAGGCCGCGGTTGGTGGCACGAAACTGGACGCGTTCTCCGTCGATGACGATGGGGTCCTTGGTGACGCAGGACTCGATCAGCGACCTCTTGAAGAAGCCGTTGGAATCACTCGCGAAGCACGCCCCGAACTCATTTAGAAATACTGATAAGTTGTGATTCTGCCTCGAATGGGCTACCTGCTTCTCGTCCATGAAGCCTTCGGGCAGCAGATCGACCGGGAGGCGGATCACGGAGTAGTCGCGATAGTCGAACTTGTCGTCCACCCCGTTCGGGTAGACGGCCTGCAAGAGCTTCGGGTCGCCCCTGGACTCGACGGTTGCCTTGTACCGCTTCCAGTATTCGTAGAGGTGGTTGAACTGGTAGTATCCGGTGCCGCTGATCACCGACTGATTGCCGATCACCCGAGAACGCTCGTTGTCGGCCATCTGCTCGGTCCAGAGACCTTCCTTCTTCAGCACGCGGATCTCGGCCTTACGCTTGACCTTCTCCACGGGCTCAAGCTCGACGACGCCGAAGCCGCGGACGACGGTCTCGTAGATCTCCCAGGGGATGCTCGCGTGCTCGTCGGCGAGGATGTCATGGGCACGCTGGCCGCGGATCTTGGTGTTGTGCGAGAAGAAGCCTCCGGCACAGTATTCGTGTCCGTCCGGGACGTGAATGTCGAATGTATGGCAACGACTATCCTCGATGGACACGATCTCGTCGTAATACACATCGGGATTTCCGAGCGACTTCACGAGATCCACTTCATCGGACCGGATGTGCCCGTACACCTCCAGGAAGTACGATACCATGTCGTGAGTGATCAACTTCCGCTTCTTGATCTTACTCGCGGACACCATACCGCTGGCCTTGGTAGCAAAGCCACGTCGGATACGATTCTCCGAAGACACCTTCCACATGGCGTCCTTGACGAAAGGGACGCCATCGCCATTGCTCATAAACCTCAACTTGGCTTCCAATCCGGATTCCAGGAGCTTGCTCTTCCTGGATAGTCCGAAACCAATCTGTTCGTAGAAAGTTACTACGTCCTTGCCCGTGATCAGAAGTTCGTAGACCCTGTTCCATTTCTCGGAACGGTCTCGCGAACTAAGTCGACCAACAATTCCGTAATGGAGTAGAATATAATGTATCTGCTCTATAAGCCTTCGGCTTGTGTTAGTAAGACTAACTCCAACAGAAGTACCACCTTTTTCGGTCGATACCTGCAAAGTTCCGTCCGTATCAAAGATGCCCCTTATACAAGCAGACATCGCCTTACGACTCGCGGCCAACATCTTCGGAGGCAGAACCTTATCGATCGTCTTGACCGGCTTCAACCCCCAATACTCGCGCCAATCTACGATGTCCTCCTTGCCGTAGGCGTTCCAATGCACAACGTCGCCGCATTGTCTGAACCGCATCCCGGTCCCCATATTCAGAGGATGAATCAACTCCTCATCGATGGTCGCGAAACGGAGGTGGGTGGACTTGTGATAACTCCCATCTCCAATCATCAAACCGAGTGCGTACGCCTCGATCGGCTCGACGTTTTCCGGGGCCGTATGCCACCTCACAGAACGATCGATGAGGATGCGATCACCGACGACCATCTCGTCGGTCCGCACCCACTGGATTCGACCTTCTCGGGCCACACGCATGCGATGATTGTGCGTACCCTCGTAATGGAAGCCCATCGCGGTGCGGACGATCTTCGTCGGCTGCACGCCGTTGTCGTAGTGCTCGTCGGTGTCTCGCCACTGGCCGTTGCCCCAGACTTTCGGGGAATGCTCCTCGATTGTGGCGAAGCGATCGACGTAAGTCATTGGGGTTAAACGACTTACGCATCCGTCACCTAAAGGCAACGAGACCACTTCACTCGCACCAACCCGCAAAGTCCATCTATCACTATCATGATGCGGCCCGCTATGCGGATCTTCCGCCACCATGCTCCGAAGGAT